GTTTTCTAGATACCAAGTATACTTGTTACCAGAAAAGTCAGTAGCAACACGCTTTGTAATCTTTGCAATGTTAACTAAATCTGCGTCTAATTGACCTGTTGTAGAACCTTGCATTTGCATTTCAAATTCTGCACTAGGTGTACCATTTTTTAATTTACAAGTGATATGTTTACCTGCAGTAGTATCAGCGATATCACCAATACGAGCACAAGTAAATGACTGTCCGCCACGCTGTTTAATAATTACACCGTCGGTTCTGTTTGAACCGCCTTGATAAAAATTAACAGTGATACCTGTCGCTGCACCTGCTGGGGTTTTAATTGCGTCAACACCGTTGACGTCTTTTCTAAGTGGTCTTCCCATTTGTTTTCTCCTATCTAAGTAGTCCTATCCGGGTTCTAGCCGGTACGCAGTGGGTTAAACTGCATAAGTCCGCCACACTATGCGGCTCGCTATCTGACACAAGTATTTATCTTTTGCTTAGTAAAGCCATAAGTTCGACTTTACTAATAGTGTTCATTAATGCGTTGATTTTATCTATTTCTGATTGAGCATTTGAAATACAATGATCACTCTTTGTCTGTTTATATCGTATTAGATGTTCCATATAGTTTTTCATATGAACTTCTATAGAGTTTTGAATAGTTCGAATATCGTGACCAAACATAGGAAATCGTTTTCGCCACTTATCAAGTTGAGTTCTTAATTTATTAAAATCTTCGTGACTGTTTATTTCAATCATACTACTATTTAACATTCAAATAGGCAGATTGTCAAGTCATAAAAAAAGGGCAGTGTTTCCACCGCCCTTTTTAAATACTTTAAAGTATTGGCTTACGCAAAACGTAAGTTTGCTGATGTTACAGCAACTTTACCCAAGTAGTCAGCCGCATTACCTAGAGATGATGCAGTGTTTGTTAACTCTACATAACCATATCTAGTCATAAACGAAACTACTGGCTCAAAAGTACCTGGATCAAGTACAACACCAGATGACATTAAAGGAATGTATGGGCAATAGAACGCTGCCGCATCTGATTCTGAAGATCCTTTGTAACCAACAAGTACATCGTCTGATGTAGCATAGCCGTTTACATATACTTTCATAGCACTGTTTAAAGTTCCTACAAACTTAGTGTTTGTTGGTGCTTCAAATGTACCTTCTGTAGTTCTAGCAAATGCTGAAGTTGTAGCAGACTGTAATAATGTTAATACAGTTGGTGATACAACAGCCCAGTTACCAGCACCACGACGTGTACGCTGTGCAATCAAGTTGCTAACTCTGTTGATTTGAACAGCAAGTGCTGCGTGTTCGTCACCAACGAAAGTAGCAGTACCTGATACTGCGCCTTGGTCGTATGTTAGTGCTGCTGTGCCAGCAAGTGTTGATAAAGAAGTAATAACTTCTTGGTCGATCTCAGCAGTAATTTCCTGCGCTAACGCAGCCATAATTTCTGCTTCAACATCAATACCTTGTTGTGCTTGAGCATCTTGAGCAGCCTCAAAAGTCCAGCGAGCTGATAACTTACGAGTTTTTGCTTCTACAGTTTGTTTCAAGATTTGAATTGAAAGTCTGTTACCTGCAGCGCCTTCTAATGAAGCAGTTGAACCTGCTTTAATATCGTCGTTACCTGAATAACCTTCAGCAATCTTGAATGGGCTTAGTGCCTCTTCACCTGCTACAGCACTTGTGCCAGAGCTTGAAGTGAAGTCGTCAGCATATCTTACACGTAATGTGTGGATTTGGCCAACTGGTCCAGTCATTGGTTGTACACCAACTAGTTCATTAGCAATGACTGTTGGCATTACACGTCTGATCACTGGTAGGATCACACGATTTAGTGTTGCAACGTTGCCAGCGGAAGTTGCGCCTGCTGTAGCACTCTCTGACAAATACTTACGGGTATTTTCGAGAGTTGCCTCCATTACAGAACGCTTGTTACCTTGGAGCCCTTCTAAAAGTGCGCCTTTGGTTTCCGACCAGCGTGACTCTAATAATTGTGACATTTTGTTTATCTCCTTAAATTTTAAGTCCCGCAAGCCTGCGGATGTCAAATATCTCAGCGGACTTATTCTCTTGTCCGTTGATTTGTGCCTGTGTTTCTTTATTGCCTGTTACTTCCTTGGCCTCGTTCAACGCCACTTTCTTCGGTGCACTTCCTTCCATTACGGCTGGAATGTACTTGTCGAATGTTGCGTGTAGTTTGTCTGTTTGTACAGATTCTAAAAGTTCACTCATTACTTCTGCTTTTTCTCTGTTAAGCGGTGATAAAAGTTCATTCATCACTTCTTTACGTTGAGCAGCATCTTTCATACGAGTAATTTCTGCGTCTTTGCTTTCTGCCAACTTTTGAATTTCCTCTGCTTTCGCTTCGGCTTCAGTAACTGCTAATTCTTTTTGTTTTACAACTTTAAGAAGTTTTGCTGTTTCTGATTTTTCATTTAGATGACTTGCAGCATATTCACTTGCGAAACTTTCAAAAATTCTGCGACCAAAATCGTTTCTACGAGCTGCTTCAATATCTTCTTTTAACTGACCCATCTCTGCTTTCAAGCCTTTACGTACAGTGTTCTCAACTACTGTTGATGCTCTGTTAATAAAGTCTTTCTTGATTGCTTCGAATTTTGCCTTGCTATCACGTACCAATTTAACTTTGGTTTCAGCAAGATCTTTTTTATCAGAGTGGAATTCTGCGATTTCTTTCGCCAATGCATCCACGATAAAAGATTCTAGTTTAGCAACATTGCTCGCTGCAGATTTACGATCTTCGCGAAGTTCGTCTAGTTCCTTTTTCAAGTTGTTAAGAACAAATGATTCCATTGCTTTAGAATCATTTTTCATTTTCTTAGCATACTTGGCTCTAGCCTCGATAAGCCCTTGGCGGTCTTCAGCAAATTCTGATAATTCAGCAGTAATTCTGTCTGAAAGCATCTTCTCTACTGCTTCTGCCATATGCGCTTTATCGTGTTCGTACTTCTTTGCAAATTCTTCACGTAAATCAGTTGCGACTGTGTCACGGTTTTCTTGAACTGCGGTTTCCCAAGCGGTTTCAATTTCCGACTTGACTTCTTCGGAAATCACATTGTTTTCAAACAACTGTTTTACAAAATCTAACATCTGTGATTCTCCTAATGATTTAACCCTGAAATTATTTTTTTCAAGGATTCTGCAATATAACGTTGTGCCTGTTCGTCGCCTTGTACTTCTTTTGCTAATTTAAACGCCTGGTAACCACCTTTTTCGTTCATAAGGTGTTCATAAACTGGTGTAGGATAAGCACCCGGTGCACTTGGTTGTGCAACAACATCAACAGTGATGATTTCAAAACCGTTAACATTGCCTGATCCGTCTACTTCGCCTGAACCTCTTGAGCTAACTCCAAGTTTAACTCCGCTTTCCAACATAGTTGAGACAAGTTGTCCCATAGGTGTTGGAAGCATTTTAAGTTTTCCGTAGCCGTTAGGACCGTCCATCCACATTTTTGTAATCATATGAGATACACGGTCGAGGTTTATACGTAAATCTTGAGGATGATCAACTTCGCCTAGCACTGAATACCCCCCAGAAATCTGTTCGTTGAGCGTTTTGACAGCCCTATCAATCTCTTGCGAAGAATAAATGCGCTGGTTAGCATTACGAATGTCACCTTGAATACAGATGCCACTCAAATGTAATGTTTTACCTTCGCCTTCATCACGCTCAATTACGATTTTAGCCTGATCGAAGCTCAGATGTTCTGCTAGTGTTGTTTTCAACCTTATACTCCTCTATTATCTACGACCACGGAAAATTGATTGCTTGTTGTCAGCGTTTTCTTTAGCGCCGGCTTTCTCTGCACCGTGTCCTTTTTCAGGGGACATCTTAGTTGCACCTTTAGCGCCTGGAACGTTAACATTACCAGCATTGTCTTCTTTAGCGTTAATATCTGCTAAACCACCGTCATTCTTTTCGTTTGACTCACCGCCTTTAGCGATGTTAGCAGTAGTACCGCCCATATCGTTTTTCATATTGTCAACAACTGACTTTTTGTTGTCTGCAGATTCTGCACTGCCTTTTGTTTCAGCACCGTGTCCACCTGCTACTTTTTCAACATACTCGCGCATTGTTTCTAATTCGTCTTTTTCAGTGGCTTCTGGAGCAAACATTTCTTCTTCTTTATCGTCGTCCATTTCGTCACCCATATCATCTCCGGCTTCTTCATCTCCGCCTTTGATTTCGTCGAATTTTGCTTGTAGTTCGTCAACAATTGAGTCTAAATCTTGAAATAACTCTTCTGGCTCTTTTTCGCCATCTTCGTCATCACCTGTAATATCAGATTCTAAATCGTCGCCAGCGTCGCCGCCCATAGCGTCCATTTCGTCATCTGCTTCTACAGCAACTTCTTCAAATTCTTCGTCAACTTCTTCGTCTGAAGATTCATCAACTTTTTCTTCGTCTTCGTCTTCATCTTTTTCAGATGCTTCGTCTACTTTATCTTCATCAGCATCTTCATCTTTTGAAGCCTCATCAACTTCTTCATCTTTTGAATCTTCTTTTACATCCTCATCTTCCATTTCTTCTTCGATAAGGTTTTCGTAAATTTCTCTTGATTTTGTTACCACATACTCGTGGAATAATTCTTCTGCTTTTGCAGTGTTATCATTAACCAAATGCTCAAGCATTTGTTCTAATGTAGTTTTTTGATCTGCCATCTTATTCTCCTTTAATTGATTTTCATAAGGCTGTTTGTTAATGTATTTACATTTTACTTATAAAAAGGGGGTTAAATGGTAGTTTTTTGATTCGTTTTGCTTTGATATATACTGCCCGGAAACGTATTTTCAAATTCTTCCTTACTAATATGTATCAAATTACCGTGTTGAGGACCTAGTTTATCAGGTATAAAACCGCCTTCTTCTACTATTCTATAGAATTTTGTGGTTCTAAACTCCTTAATAACCTTTTCTGTTTGTCCTAACCAGTTACCAAAAAACGTTGCTGCGTCACTACTTTTTTTATAGTTAAACGTATCTGCATATACATTATTAAACTTTCCTTTATTACCTGCGTAATCAAATCCAATAATATAGATGTTTTTATGTCCATTTGTAGCAGCAAACCATAGTGCTGTTGGACCGCTTGACCAACCTTTATGCGGTGAAAATAGGTTAATATTTGATTTAGTTTTTATGCCTTTATTTGGATTTGTCCAAAGTGTGCCTTTTTTATGATAATCAGCATCTATTAATTCGTTAACCATTTTAACGTCAACTGCAATTAAAAAATGAGGGTCAAATTCTCTGTATTGTGCATTACAACCATAGACTGTACCTTTTGTTAATAAACTAGGACAATCAATCGCAAGTCTGCTATTTCCGTTTCCTAAAACGAAAGCGGCGTCATTCTGAAATCTTTTTTTATTACTCTTGTGGTTCAACTGGTGCTGCATACATCTGCCTTACAAAATTAAGTTCCGATTCCTTCTCGGCAGCGTGTGCTTCAGCCTGCATTCTTATTTCATTGATCTGTCTAAGAGTTAGTCTGACTTTTCGTGTATCATCGCGTTGAATAACAGAACTATCTTTGCTGTTGTCGTATCTGCGATCAACTGCAAAGTCATTTATTTCGTCATTAAAATATAAAAATTCTCTTAGAAGCATACTACTATTTATGACTAGGCAGGAGTTTCTGCACCGCCTGCCGCATCCCCTTCTCCGCCTGCTGGTTCAGCCGCTGCTGCCATATCTTCAGGTGCTTCAGCAGTTTGGGCTTCCATATCTGCTTCCATACCACCTGGAGTAATACCTGCACCACGCATTTCACCTGCTGCATCAGTAGGTGGTTGCAAGTTGCCTGCATTTTCCTCTTTCCAAAGTCTTTCGTTTTCTGCAATCTCTTCTGCAGATAAACCAAGATAACGTTTTAGTGCAAAACGTTTAGACAAGTGTGGAACTTGTTGTATCGCACCAAAGATGTTTGCTCTAGTAGTATCAAGTTCTGCTTGACGATACGCAGCAAAGTTTTGTGGTGGATTAAATTTAAGTTCAAACAGACTAGGGTCAATATTAACACCTGCACTGTTTAACCACATTTTAAATTCCATATCTAAAGATTCTACAATATTTGCTTGTAGTCTTTCACAATACTTGTTAAAGCGTAATTCTTGAATATAAGCAGTTCCTACTTTACCATCACTTACTGTATTTGCTTGTTCGTCAATTGCTGTTGGCAAGTAACTTGCTGGAATACGTAAAGCACGGAACAGTTTATTTGTAAAATAACGTAGGTCAGTAATTTCACCTAAGTTAGTACCACCTGGTAGCGTTTCAACTTTAGAACCTCTACCTTCTGCTGTTTGCGGAAAGAAGTAATCTTCGTTAGTAGATAAAGGATTATAACTTGCATCAATTACACTAGTTCCTCCACCTGTTGCACTTGGAATACGTCTTTGTTGAATTTCATTTTTAACTTTTTCAACAAAACTCATTGCCATATGTGCTGGCATATTACCTACATCAACATAAAAAATTCTTCTTTCTGGAGCACGTTGAATACGATAAATGATAATTGCATCTTCTAATAATTCTTTTTGTTTGTATACTTTGAAAACACTTTCTAAAAGTGAATTACCAAAAGGATAATTTTGATCTAATCCTTCTGATAAAGAAATGTGTACGATATGTTTTGCATCTACTGCAATTTCGTTTGCTTCTCTTTGAAACCTAGTGCCTGATGGTGTAGGAACTTGACCTGCCATTCCTCTACCAAATCCACCCCCGGAAGTATATGAACTTGTTCCGCTAGGTGAAGTGTTTGTTGTATTGTGCGGTGTAGTTGCAACTAAATCTTTAAAATTAAAATTAATATCTCTTACAACATACTGCTCGGGAATCTTTCCATCGGATTCGTTAACAATAATTTTTGTGACTTTGGTTTGATCCACATATAAAAGTTTTTTAGTTTCTGGATCGCGTATGAAAAAACAATCGCCATATTTAAATGTGTTCCTTACAATTCTAAAAATACGCTTGTCAATTTGATTGAGCTTAACCCATTTTTGTAAAGCATCTTTTAAAAGTCTAGTTTCTACATTAGATGCTGCGTTTCTAAAATGGAAATGAAACGGTGTTGTATTTTCTCTGTCTTTATCTGTACAGAATTCAGCAAGGATGTCTAGTGCAGCATTAACTTCTGAATCCATATCCATTGTATCGTATTGCATATACCTTTCAATACGATTTGGAGCACCTGCATACACATCTGGTAGGTATGATGAATAGTTTGAACGTGCAGGTCCTGGGCGTCCGCCGCCGCTTATTGGACTAAAACTGCCCCCTGTATTGTCGGTATTAACCGGTGTAAAGTATTTTTTCCAACTCATAATTTTATATTATACATCCTTATACTGCAGAATACAAGTCCCCAATTGCTTCACCACTAACACCAAGTTGTTTTTTGGCTAACATAGTTTGAGTAGTTGCTAACTGCACAAGTTGTTGCATATTATTATTTAACTCTGATAATAACTGGTCGGGTGTTTTCTGACTGTCGTTTAACGAGACTGCTTGAGATTGCTCTAGTGCTTCTTTTTGTTTCCTTTCTTCTTCTGCTCTTTTGAGTGCTTCTGCTTCTAATTTGGCTTTTTCTTCAGCAGCCTGTTGCTCTAGTGATTTTTGAGCATCGGCAGCATCTGTGCTAGGACTATCTGGATTTGCCGGCACTTCAGATTGAGGATTATTTGCTTTTGCTTCTGCTTCTTCGCGCTCTTTTACTATTCTATTATTTTCTTCAATTAGTGCTAAGTCTTTCTTATATTGTTCAATCTGTGCCAACGAATCTTCAATACCACTTGCTTCACTTCCCCAATATTCGTTTACACCTTCTTGAGAACGTTTAATACGTTCTTCTTCTGCTTTAATTTTTGCTTCAATGTCGGAAATTGTTTCTGGACCAACAATTGCTTCTCCAATTGTTTCTCCAATTGCTTGACCAGCACTCGAACCAGCCCAATAACCAATAGCACCTCCGATTAGTCCGCCAATTGCAGTACCAACAATAGGAACTACAGATCCTATT